AGCCTCTCACCAAAATCGCGGTCACCGACTTCGGCGCTTATGTTGCTGAACGCGGATCGACTGTACACACCCGCTACGCTGGCAAGTTCACCGCCGCCGACTACTCTCGCGCGACTGGCTTTGCTACCGTTGACGCCGTGTCCACCGACGTTCCTGTTACCCTTGTTGACCAGAAGCACGTCACCATCGGGTTCACCGACTACGAAGTTGCTACCCTCTCCCTGGATCGTCTGCGCCGCCTGTTTATGGCCCCGATGGCTAACGCTGTCGTCAAGTCGCTGTTCGACCAAGTCCTCACCAAGGTCGATAACGACTTCGCTGATGGCTATTCTGGCACGCAGGCCAACTTCAACCGCATCGCTGTCTCCAACATCGCCAAGAGCCTTACGCTCGCCAACCTTCCGCAGGAAGGCCGCGCCGCGCTCGTCTCGCCCGATGCCTACCAGCAGTTGATCTCCGACCCTGTCATCGCGCAGGCGTTCTCCATCGGCACGACTGATGTCATTCGCGGCAACCGCCTCGGTATGATCCACGGCGTTGACTTCTACGAGTACAACGGCTTCGACGCCGCTGGCATCCAGGCTGGCCTCAATGGCGTCGTCTCCTGCCGCGAAGGTCTTGTCGTCGTGACCCGCGTCCCTGCCGCTCCCACGACTGGTGGTGGCGAACAGACCATCGTGACCGACCCCGACAGCCAGTTCTCGTACGCTCTCCGTTACTGGTACGACTGGACGCAGGGTCTCCACAAGTTGTCCGCTACTTGGCTCATCGGTTCTGCGAAGGGTAACCCCGACGCGCTCCAGAAGATCAAGTTCACCTCGTAAGGTTTCGAGGGGGCAAGTGTCCCCCTCACGCGCCAACGCAAAGAGGCCGCTCCATTTCGGGGGCGGCCTCTTCCTTTTGACCTAGGGCAAAGCATATGGGATTTTTTGAAGATGCCGCCGTAGACGCACTTTCCGTCCTTAATGAGGTAGGCAAGGACATCACCGTTAAAATCGTTCCTGGAGGCACGCCAGTAGCCTTAAAGGCTATGATTACCCAGCCTATGGTGTTGCAGGATATGGAAACTGGCGGCTTCCTTAATCAGACCACCTTTGAGGTTAAGGTCTTGAGGTCTACCAATACCACCGTTCCAGGCTTATTTGCCTACGGCAATATCGTGACCTACAATGGCGAGGAATACCGCATCGTGGCCGTCGCTGACCGCCCTCCTGCCGCCTGGATCATTGCCCGCGTGCAGACGAAGGTTCAATGAACACTCCAGGTGGAGTCGTAACGGTAAAAAAGGGCGTTGTCGTAAACCAACAGGAGTTCCGTCAACACCTAGGGGCTTACTTGCTTATTATGGGTGGGTCTGCCGCCAAACTCCTCCAGAAGCAGGCCAAGTTGTTCTGCGACGATATGTTGGACTTTACGATGCCTTTTTATGGAGGTATGGGTCACGATGGCAGATCCAGGCAGGCACAGAAACTTGGTCAAGCCGTCGTGGAAAGCCAGATTTCAAAAATCTTCCTACCATTGGCCTATGTGAAGGCTGGCGATATCTTGAGTTACGGACATATAGGTATTTTTAGCGCTTGGCTACGCGCTCGAAAGAGCCTATCAGATCCAAAGTTGCCAAATTGGCTATTACAAGACGCATACAGCGCGGGTGGCCTAACAGCCTGGAATAAGTTCCAGAATTGGAAATTCGCCCAAGACCAAGCCCTCTCTGCCCACGGCGTAGACCTTTCTACTTACTACACAGGCAACATCAAGTCACTTCACGAAAAAGCGCGAGGTGGTAATAAGGTATCCCAGTACTTTGAGCATATGGGCGCGCACGCCACATTTGGCGATAAGTACGTCGTAGATGACAATGGCGAGAAGGTTAAAGCCTACATTAAGCGCGTCCAGGCTAGGGTAGGTGAACTCAAGGCTGGCTGGTATAGCGCTGGCGCTCAACTTGGTAAGATCAAGGCAGGCGCTTGGATTAAGGGTAATCAATGGGGTACTGGAATTATGAACAATAAATTGAGTAACCCTACCGTACCTTGGATTGAGGTAGGTAATAGGGTTCAAGGATTGCATAGGGCTACCAAAGACGGCTACAGACTGGCCTTAAATTATAGGGCTTACTCTATGAGAGTTGAGATGTACGAAAAACTTGTAGCACAAGGCCGAGCCAACCAACTTTATCATCTTGCCTCGCATTACAGCGTAGGACAGGGTTTTAATACAAATCTTCCCTAACAATGAGCGCACTAATCCGATCCATCATCGAGGATAAATTCTCGACCTATATTTCCACCAATATCCCTGGAATATTGGTCAATAAAGGTATTACCCCAGACCTTCGGCAGATGCCGATGATTATCGTCTATGCATCTAGCGCCGCCCCAGAAAAAGACCTTGGGTCTAACAACTTGGGTAATTACAGCGTAAAGGTTGAAATTTACGTTTATTCCTCGGCTGACGACGACACCCTTGAAACCCACCGAGAGCGCGTATCCAAGGTTCACGGCCATATGTCAGATGGTGAAGCCTTGAAGTCCCTGTGGGGGGTCAATGAGGGCAAGTTGTACGCCTGCTGGATCGAATCTGACGACGAAGGTATGAAAGGCCGAAACTACGGAAACCTCATCACTTACACGGCCGTAGCCGTGCTACCCCCTCAAGTTTGACTGCGGGCTAGGGTTAACAATCTACTACTATGTCCGCAATTGAATATGGTGTTGCTCTTATCTACGGCGTCCTTGGATCTCGGCTCGATATGGTCGTTCAATCCGACAGCCATACCACCCGCTATGCTCTTGACGTCGAAGTGATGGATGAACAGGGTCGAGTCATTACTGACCGCCTGGATGACCATCGCGACGAAATCACCCTTGAAGGCGTTGTTAGGGCATCTGGTTCGCCAGAGGTCGGTCAAGAGATGTCGTATGGTGGCATTACCTACATCCTCAAGGAAGTCACGGATCGCGGCTCTAATCAAGAGTATCGCAAAGTCTCCGTGCGTGGCGTCAAGTACGAGCAGATTTAAAGACACAGGCGGCAATGGATAGCCGCTTTATACAGGCCGTAAAGTCCTCCATCATAGAGATGGAGGTATGCGGCCGTATCTTAAAGCCTATGTCGATGAGGCATAGACTTGTTCTTACGGAAATTGAGTCACCTGTAATTCTTACAGACAACCCTTTTGAACCATCTGACCTTGTGATCGCCGCGCGCATCCTATCTACGCACGACCTAAAGGAAATGCTATGCGTAAAGCCTACTGACGCTGAATCTTTAAAGTTTACGGAGTTATTTTTGGATTCTGGCTACTATGAGCAGGAGATGCAAAAAATGGCAGACTACATCAAGTTTAACGACAATATGCCCATCATCTGGGATAAGAAGCGCAATGGCGCTGGGAGAGGCATAAATTTAGTCCTTTCCTGTGTTACCAACTTGATGCGTAATGGTATGTCCTACGAACAAGCCTGGACTATGAATGAGTGCGAGGCTATGTGGATGTACATCGCCAATTTAGTCTCCGATGGAGGTGACATTACGGTAATCACAGAGGAAGACGTCAAGGCTATGGAATTCCTCAAACAATTGGAGGCATCTAAAGCGTGAGCGACGAAGTCAAAGTAAGGTTCGTAGCGGACACAACTGGCCTACAGGGCGTAACTGTTCCAGGGACTATTCCTGTTACCCCTGGAACTACCCCTACCCCCAATCCAGGATCTACCCCTCCGACTGTCCCTGGACCGACGCCACGTCCTCCGACCCCTGTACCGCCTGTACCGCCTGTACCGCCTGTAGCGCCTGTAGCGCCTGTACCGACGCGCCCTCCTGCGCCTGTACCGCCCCCTAATCCATCTCCAAATACACCTCCACCGCCTCCTCCACCGCCTCCAGGTAACGCTCCAGGCGCTGGTGGCTCTGGTGGTAGAGGTCGTGCCAAGTTGCCTTGGGAGAAGGGTTGGGGTGACGAGTTCAAGAAGGATATGAGTAGCAACTTCGCCGATATGTTGAGCGGCGCTAATATTGCTACCTTCCTTGGTCAACAGTTTGTAAACGCCGTAAAGAACGGCGCTGAATACGCCCAGAAGGTCGATAAGTTCTCGCGCATTACTGGCCTATCTACCACGGACGTTCAGCGCTATGGCTACGCCGCCCAAATGACTGGCGTGTCTATGGAAGAGTTCGTATCTTCTGTCGCATCTGGAAATAAAGAGTTGGGTAAGATGGCTCTTGAAGGTGGATCTAATACGGCGACCTTTAGACGCCTTGGTATCAGCATTGAGGGCGTGCGAACCCATAGTGTGTCCTCTATGGACGTCATCAAGAAGATGGCCGACCATTATAAGAACTACGGAGAAAGCGTTGAGTTGGCTCGCCTAGGTACTCAACTCTTCGGAGATCAGTACAAGAACCTTATCCCTCTTCTTAAAGGCGGTTCTGCCGAAATTGAAAAAATGGCAAATCGCGCTCCTGTTGTTGGTGAGTTGGATATCCAGGCCGCCGCCGCTGGTGGGCGAGTTGGAACGAATGTCTGGGACTCGTTTACTACTGGCTTTACAAATTGGGTAACTGGATTCGGCCCTCAAATGCAGGGTACTGCAAAGCGAATTTTTGGTGACTCTGAATTTTCAGATGGAAGTCCTTGGGCGGCTGAACACGCCGCAAACAGGCTAAACAGACCTTTTAATTCAAGCGGAGGTCGTGCATTAAGAAATGCTCCTGGAATTGTCATTCCTGGATTCAGACAATCTACTTACGAAGATGAGGGTATCCGTATGCCTGGACAGAGTAAGGAAGACGTAAGACGAATGGTCTCTGGCCTAAAAGTCGAAGACGTATTCCCAGACCCACTTGAGCAAAGTAGACGTGGCATTAATTTTGAAGACCGAAAGAAGAAGATTCTTGAGGCTATGGATAAGGAAATTGCTGAAGAAAAAAAGAACAAAAAGCCTAACTTTAACACAGGCATCTTCCAAGCCGCTTCTTCCTTGCAAGCCGTCGGCGGCGGCGATGTACTATCTGCAATCCAAAGAATCAATCCACTTGAAGAAATTCGTGACGCCACAGTACGCACAGCAGTCGCTACTGAAACAATAGCCGCTGGATCTGGCGGCGGCGGTAACAACACACCTCCACCCGCTGATACTAACGGCGCTGTATCCAAATAATATGTCAATCAATATCTACCAACCAAAGCCTATAACCTATAAGCAAAAAGGCGTTGATATCAACGATAGGTATGTGATGGAGAAAAACTGGACTATCCAGCACGATGGATTTGGTCTAGTTACTATGCAGGTGAAGTACACCGCTGACTCTGACAAGTCCTATGATATCACTACGGACTTTAAGCGCGGCGACCCACCGCCTATTGAGGGTCTTGAATACCTTACGCTTCATCGTGTCTCCGCTAGTACCAATAATGGTACTGTGACTGTTGCCTGTGAATATTGCGGGATTGAAGATGGCGCTTCTAATACTGTAACTCAAGTCCAAGTATCAAGCGCCACGGCTATGGAGGCCATTGAGACCCACCCCAATTTCACCAAGGTTCAAATCAAGCAGATTGGCAATGGTAAGCCATTGGCTGGAGCGGCCAAGTATATCGCTGAAAACGAAACTGATCTTACCAAGAATCCGAATAGGGCGCACTTTGCAATTACCCAGCCTACAGCACTCCAGGCTGTTCAGTACTCATTTGCTGGATTCCTACCAGCGCAGAACCCTGCCGACGATGTGAACTTAAAGGCTGGGGTGCGTTCATACTTTCGTCCATCTATTATCCTTCGGTGCTTGGTCTATACCGATAGTGAATCGGAGGCTAAAAAAACACTATCACGCGTAGGATGGATTAATTACGGATGGATTGGCGCTATCAATCTTCCAGATCCATACGCAAACCTAGCGGCAAACTACGACACAGAATTAACAGCAGAACTTCCAGCGGGTGTCAGTTATGACCGACGGAGAAATTATCTCTGCACTAACGCATCTATGGAAATTTTTGGCGGCCTTTATAAAGTGCAGGCTGACCTTATGCTATCTGGAATCATTGGTTGGGATCCAGATATCTACCCTGTAGACCCTAACCTACCAAGCAGTCTAGGCTAATGGGACTCCAAGGATTCGGAAATAACAACTCTGGCAGTTTCGCTCCTGGAGATGCAATTTACGCCAAACAACTGAATCGGCTTGCCGATTATGCTGACAAGGCGGCCGTAGGCGTTTCCGATGGCGTTATCTACCAGAGCCACGCGGGGGGGCTTGCCCTATCTAGTCCTCCCCCAGACTACACGCGCATCATTCTTCCATTTACGGTTTCCGTTGTTTCAGATGGAAACCAATGGAAGTATTCCGTTTGGCCTGGAACAGTTAACAACGTAGTACCAAAGATGGGTACTCCACCTGTTGTGCTTACTAACACTCCAGCACCAACAGCAAAATTTAGTAAGAACCTGTTAGTAAACGAACAAGAGTACATTTACATTTCACTAAAGCCAGAGAGTGCAGATCCATACAGATTCCCAGACCCAGCAACCTGCAAAATTATAAACGAGTCAACCCCACAGTTTGACGACGATAATACCTCTTGGGTAATGATTGCCTCCGTTGACAAGAAAACTGGCGTAGTAAATCAAATGATTAATTCTTCCCTTTGGGGTAGTAGGTTTAAATGCGGAAGCGCTGTGGCTAATTACTGGTATAGTAGGGTATGACCATCCCGCACAAAGATCCGTTCACTTTGGTATACCTTGGTGAGTATAACGATTACGGATGGCCTGGATATGAATTCTATAATATGCCAATGCCTTATACACCGCCTCCAGGACAAAGGGGCGTGCTTGTATCAACGATGTACAATGTATTTGATAACCTTGGGGAATATTTCTGGACTAATTACAACGCGTTTAATTGGTATCCATTAACAACCCCAGACAACCTTGTAGTATTACAAGAGTTAAAAGTTGGAGAAGGGAGTGGAGGTCTTGACCCAAACCATTATTTTGGTACTAGGATTTATTTAACTTTTAAGAATGGGTATATGGAATGCACCTATCCTTTAGATACAGTAGATGCGATGTATCCACCATTACATCCTAATGGAATTCCATACGACTTTACTTCGGATAATTTATTTGAAGGAAATTATAAATTATATCCAAGATGGAGTGAATCAGACCCATACGACTGGTTTAACTCTACAGTATCATCTGGCGATCCAGATACATCTCCATTCAATCCACAAAGCCTAACAACGATTTATAATGGGATGCCTGGACTCCTAACTGGTTTTTTTAGTTTTAAACATTCGTCTGTTCCTAATGGTATGAGTAGCGTTTATAATTATGCGACTGATGAACGCGAAAACGTTCCTTTTAATCCAGAAAACACCAGTTTTGACTATACTGCAAGATTCTCATTAAAGGTGGATTCTAGGATTTGTTGTTTCAATGAAGGCGCTACAATATCTGGTAAGATTGTATTCAAAAAGTCATATGCAACAATGACTCCACTTTCTACTGTTGGGTACTATGCTGGGTTTTCAACTAGTTGGGGAGATCCAGCGTTCCACAGCGAGGTGGATTGGTCTGTTACATTGAGTGAATCGAATTGCACGGAATCACCCATTGAGGTTCAAGAAATTGAAATCCCTCAAGAAGATGGTTTTGCCGTCTATATCGACGATTTCTATATTACCAGCGTTACTAAACCATAGGCTTGACCACCTTTGACTCTAGGCTAATACCAAGGGACTTATGGCTATTAACACCTATCGCCTATGGATGGCTACAGACACTAACCGCTTGCTGGCTAACCAGTTTGCGTTTATCGGTGCGCCTGCCCCCTCCTTTTACCAAGGCAACGTAGCCCAACTTGAACTCCATATCGTCGCTTCTAGCGGCGTTGGAAGTTCCCCCATTGAAGTCCCATTCCCTGCTGGCGCGGCGATTACTGTGGCCGTAGGTGATACCAATAAGTACCCTACTGGCGGGACTTGGGAACTGACTGTAGATAGCACCGAAACCGAGCCTGTTCCCTATAACGCTACTACCACCCAGTTACAAGACGCCCTTAATGCCATTACGGCGGTTGATGATGAGGGTGGTGTTACCGTAACCAAGACTGGTACTGGCTACACCATCACCTGGAACACCTACGGCCTAAAGCCGACTATCAGCCAAGGCTCTGATACCCTTACCCCTTCGGCTTATGAATCTATCAGCCTAGTCCAGGCTGGGGATGTTGGCACTCGACAAATTGTCTTTGTCGAACTTCGCCAGTCACCCATTGCGATGTCCACCACCTGGACTCCGTTATCCTCCCCTGTCGTTACTACTACTCTGATCCAGGCTTGGAGCGGTACTAACAAGATTTACCGAGTGGGCATTGACCCCCAGCCGCGCGCTGGGACTATCCAGATTATCTTTGGAACGGTCAACCAGACCTTCAACTACAACACTAGCGCGTCCTCTATGGCTACGGCGCTTGGTAGCCAAGTATTCCAGACTGGCCAGTACCAATGGGATATTGTTCTCACGGAAGACGAAACCCTAACGGCAACTGGCCTCCTAATTGGATATAATGGGTATGTAGGTACTATCAACTTCTCCACGGCCGAGTGCCATCAATTCCTAGGAGGGGAGTCCAGGCGCTCAACGAACATTGAGGTCTCGATGAATGTCGATGGAGATCAGTTCACACTCTTACAGGCTGGATGCAATGTGTTCGCCGACGTTGTCGCTGGTGGCGCTGTTGTTCCTATCCCGCTTGGTTCTTACCTTGACGAGGCTGTAGCCAATGCTCGCTTCGTGCGCCGAGACCTTTCGCAGTCGCCAGATTACGCTACTGTTGACGTCATCTGGGGTAACCTAGGTGTAGTTCTTGATGGATCTGATATCGCGGCGGCCATCAACTCGACCACGCACGCCCCAACGGCCATCAACCCGATTGCAACGCTTGCAGACCTAGTGGCATCTGGCCTAACTGTCGGGACGCTATCTAATGGAGCGACCACAACCCTAGACAGCACAGTACCGACTGCTGGGCAGGCTCTGACCTACGACGGCACGGATTTAATCTGGGCGACTGTCGGTGGTGGTGGTGGATCATTCCTCCCACTTGCTGGTGGCACGATGACTGGTGCTATTGTCTTTGATGCAGTAGGCTTACAGAACATCGCCAAGGGTACATTCGACAACGGCACAGGTGGTTACAACGGCATCTCGCTGACCTGTGCTGTCGGCTATGAACTCAACTGGCAGGGTGGTCGCTTAACCAATTTTTATAGCGGATCGGCTCAACAAATCATCTTTGATAGCCCTCTGAATATTGCTTCGGCTGGCGGTATTACTTTTCCCGATACTACTGTTCAGACAACTGCATTCCCTGGATTTACTGGTTACGCTCCCCTTGATTCACCCGCCTTTACTGGAACGGCAACCTGGACAGGGTCTGGCGGGACGGTAAGCCTTAACGAGATGGGCATCGACCTATCGGCATCAACAGGTGGCGGTCAAGTGAAGGTTGGCTCATCTGGCATCACCTTTGCTGACTCTAGTGTGCAGACTACTGCCGCTTCGTCGGGACTTTCTCCATCGGAATTGTATTGGACATTTGTTGACCACCTTGATTTCTACGGCTCATATTGCCATATCCATCGCAACGCAAGCGGCGGTGGTAGTAACTTCCCTCGCGGTTTTACTTTGTGGAGTACAGAGGCGCTTACAGGTCAACCTGTTGCTGATTACAACTCATATAGGAATGAGTATGATGAAGTCCCAACATATGTAACAAACTACGGAAACTACCTTGAGGTTGGAGGATTTGTTTCAGGCACATACAACATCAAGTATGCCAACTCTGGGCTTAAAGGCGCTTAAAACTAATGAAAACACTCATTCACATTGAAGGCTGGTTTTGCATTTACGACAAGCAGACCAAGAAAGTGCTGATGCCTGCACGACCACTTGTGCCTAATGGAAAAACCACCTATGACGAGAGCAGGGTTGAAGTATTGACAGCGCCAACAGAGGCTGAACTTACTGCAAAGATTAATGCCATTTTAAACTAACTTTCTTAATATGATCTACCTCATTGCTATCGTTCTATCCCTACTGGCTGGCTTCGCCTGCGGTTTTCTTTTTTACCGCAACAATACTGCCAAGATCCAGGCCAAGGAGTCGGAGGGCAAGAAGTTGCTCGACGCTCTGAAGAAGCCCTAATTAACCCTAAAGCCATTTGGCTTTAACAACGGCTATGGCTATTAAAGCGAAATCTGGTCTAGACCGTTTTACGATTGGGTCGATTTTGGTAGTCACTATCATTGCCCTATCTGGATGCTCTAGCACCCCAGAGATTCCCAAGCAACCAGATGCCCCTACTGATGGAGGCATTGTGAATAAGGTTGGGAATGACCTGGATAAGTCTGACGGCCGTGTAGCCGCCGCCGTTACTGTAGCGCGCGAGAACGCCGATAAGCCTACTGTGGTAAAGGCCGAGACTGGCGTCGCCCTGTCATACCTACCAAAACCATCGGATGGCGACGTTGCCTTCGCCCGCCAGCGCGCGGCATCATCAGACTCTGCCGCCTATAAGGACGCCGAGGACGCGGGTCGTCAACTCCTTGCCAAGATTAACGACGATTGGGCAAATATGGAAGCCCAGCAGAAAGAGGCCGCTCGCGTATCGGCGCTCAAGGACGCCAAGATCAAGGAACTAGAGGCCAAGATTTTAGAGGTAGAATCTGAAGCCCGCAAGAACCTGTACACCCTAGCCGCCATCGGCCTTATGGTCATTGGCGGTCTAGCAATGGCATTCGGACGCTATATGGCAGGCGCTGGCCTCCTAGCCACAGGTCTTTTTATTGGAGCAGTCCCTTTCCTGTTCGGTACTGTCTGGTTCATCCCTTCTGTAGGTGGTATGGTAATTATAGGCATCGTCGTGGCCTACGTTCATTTCTTCCGTAAACCAAATGTCCCCCCCTGCCCCAACACCATCGAGTGACGATATCCAGGCGATAGCCAAGGACGGCATCATTGCCAGCGCTCTTGGATCTGCCGCGATGGTGGCTAGGCTTTTGCTGTCTACCGAGCCTGTCACGTTGGGGTGGGTCGTGCGTCGCGTTTTTGCGGCGGCCATTACCGCCTCTTTTGTCGGATGGGCTGTGTCCGAACACATTCAATCCGTCCCTCTTCGATTTGCCGCCGTAGGCGCTTCTGGGTATGCCGCACCAGAAGTCTTGGATTACCTCCTCAAGTACATCAAGGCTCGCGGCGAAGCCGAAGTGTCCAAAGTAAAGAAAGGCATCCGTGGAAAAGCCAAGCGAAAGAAGTGACAAAAACCTACTGATCGCGGTAGGCATCATTCTTTTTATTTCGTGCGTATGCGCCCTGTACACCGCGTGGGTGGTTAAGGGGGTACTCAACGCCTTCGCCTCATCCCAGACGATGGCGCTCATCATCACCGACGCTGGGGTTAAGTCGGACGATGCCACCCTGGAGCGCCAACTGTCATCGGCCACCGCCGCGCTCAAGATGTCCGCTGACATCTCCTATGCCCTTGTCGTGGCTTCGCTAATGATGGGGGTATCCTTGGTCTGGCGCGTTTTATCCCAAAAGGAGAATGGGTAGGTATAGGCTAGGCTCTCCAAGAGCCTCCTAGACACCTTTACGTCAGTCTTCTAGGTGCGTACCCTCGTAAAACAGCGCCGCACCCACCTTTTTAGGGGTTAGGATGCCATTCGTGACCATAGCCTTTAGGACAGCCTCGGACTGTAGGCGATCCAGGCTGTAGTCCTGTTCCAGTTCCTTGAGCAAGGCCGCCCGCGCCGTGGACGGCTTGGACGAGAAGTGGGCGTACTGCTGGCCTACCTTGAGCAGTTCAAACTTGGCCGTAGGGGGTACGACCTCCCACAGCACCTTGCCCTCGG